GTAGTAACAATAAACGCAAGTTGTACAGATGGGAATATTTTGATCAACGGCGATGTTGAGTTGGAAGATAATTCCGGCCCCGGTTGCACCGTTACAATTCTTTCGTCGAGTGTACGAACTAAAGAGATCCACCTATTGCACGGACTCGATAAAGCTAACTCGATGACCGTTACCCCAACGGCCCGCAACATGGGTAATATTTCGCAAGTTATAAGCGGCGACGGTGAAACATCGTCAACAGTAACAAGACAATGACATTAAAATCATTAGGGATCGCGTCGCTTGGTTTATTAAAACGCGGATTAAAAAAGACGCTACATATTGCCTCGTTGGGCTTGTTGCGTTTGGATACGGACGAAAAACCGGTGCTACCACGCGGAAGTGGTACGGGATTTGTGAAGCCGGGCCGGATGGTTTTAAATAAATTCAACACGCAAAGCAACAACGCGGTTATAGTAATGCTTGAAAGTAGTTTGCTATAATGTTAAAAGTTAATTAAAACAGGATCTCGATCATGTGGTTATTAGAAAATAATATTTTACAACAAATGCAACAGGCGGAAATTGCCGGTGTAATGCCGACCGCAGAACAGCAAGCGCAATACCAAGCGCAGCATATTTCCGCAATGAGCCACGGCGAATCCCGAATCCTAACCGTTGTCGGTTCGAACGCTGAGATCGCAATTAAGGGTGTATTAACTAAAACGCCAAGTTTTCTCGCTATGCTTTTCGGCGGCGGTAATACCACATACCCCGAACTTATATCGGCACTTGCCGAAGCGGAACGCGATCCAAGTATTACAAATATCACTTTATCAATTGACAGCCCGGGCGGAAGTGTTGACGGCATGTTCGCCGCAATCGACGCGATCAAAAATACGACAAAACCAACAATCGCATCGGTTAATGGTATGGCCGCTTCGGCGGCGTTTGCATTGGCAAGTCAGGCGGATTCCATTGTTGCAGAAAATAGATCAGCGCGGATCGGTAGCGTTGGTGTTGTTGCAATTTTTCAAGTTTCAGATAATGAAGTAAGCATCACAAGTACGAATGCACCAAAAAAACGCCCGGACGTTACAACCAAAGCCGGTCAAGCAATGGTGCGCGAAGAACTCGATGCCTTGCACGAACTATTCGTGGACGCTATCGCAGCGGGTCGCGGTGTAACTGATAAAAAAATTAACGCCGACTTCGGGCAAGGTGCTACACTATTGGCCGATGAAGCATTAAAACGTGGCATGATTGATAGCATTGCGGGTTCAACTCCGAACCTTAAAGTTGTTAAGACTGTTAAAACCAAAGCCGCCGTCGGCGGAAACCAACCAGAGGCCGAGATTATGAATCTTAGTGAGTTAAAAGCCCAACACCCCGACGTGTTCAAAGCGGCGGCGGAAGAAGGTAAAATGAAAGAACGGGATCGCGTGACAGCACACTTAACAATGGGTGACGCTTCGGGTGATATGAAAACAGCGATCGAAGCAATCAAAGACGGATCAGAAATGACCTCAACTTTGCAAGCGTCGTATATGGCTGCGGGCATGAACCGAAAAGATACGGCGAACCGTCAAGTAGACGATACCGCATCAACAGCGGGTGATGGTGCAAGCGCATCGGATGATGATGAAACAACCGATGACGTTGTGGCAATCATGGAATCAAAACGCGGCATAACTGCGGAGGCTAAATAATCATGAACATGACAGTGACAAATAATGATTTGGGTAACGTGATTCTTAAAGATGCAGAATCGCGTGATGAACTTTTAACGTTCGCGGGTGCGGGTACTATACTCGAAGGTACGATTCTCGCGCGTAAAGCCGTGGCAGATGCTGTTGCAGCTTCCGCTTTTACTGGTACAGGTGATGGAACGGTTACGCTTGCAACAGTACAACCGGGTCAAGTTATACCAGTTGCGGGTGCTTATGTGTTGAATTGCATTGAAGCCGTAGCGGATGGCGGGGTATTTGAACTTGTTGATCCTAATGGCGCATTAGTTGCTACCAACTTAATTTTAACAGTTGGTGCGGGTGGTTCTACGGTATTTGAAACCAACGGTTTGCAATTTACTATTACAGACGGCACTGCTAATTTTGCCGTGGGTGATACTGCAACATTAACCGTTGCTGCCGATGGCAAAATGGTTCCGTTTGATAAAGCCGGAGCCGGTGGTGCTCAAACCCCTAAAGCGGTTGTGGCTTATGAAGTAGTCGCAGCGGGTGCGGGTGATGAATCTATTCGTGCAATGGTTCGCGGTGATGTTGTATTAAGTCGCTTAGTAATCGATGCAGACGGTGACGCAACAAACGTAGACAACGCAGTTATCGATGAACTGCGCGACTATGGAATTGTTGCCGTTTCCGTTGACGAATTAAACATTCTTGATAATCAATAAGGGAGCAATCTAAAATGAGTACAACAAGAACGGCTCGCATGCTCCGTATGTACATGCAAAACGCTGCCCCAATGTCATTTTTCTCAGGTTTTTTCCAAAGCCCGGCGGAAAATTTCCACAATACAGAAGAAGTGGAAATCGACATTGTACGCGGTGAAGAAGAAGTGGCGATCGTAGTTCAAGATCTTAGTACAGGTTATCGAATGAATTCGACCGACCTTTACACTAATAAAGGTTTTAAACCGCCAATCTTTAAAGAAGCGATCTCGGTTAATTCGTTTGATTTATTAAAACGTGTACCGGGTCAAAATCCGTTTGAAAATCCGGATTTTCGCGCGAACGTAATCGATCGCATATTTAGCGGCATGCAAAAAGTGGAACGCAAGATTCGTCGTTCTATTGAATTGCAAGCGGCGCAAGTATTGCAAACCGGCATCGTTACATTGTCGGATGATACAGGCGCGGCGCTTTATACTTTGGATTATAAACCGAAGGCGACACACTTCCCAACGTCGGGTACGACTTGGAACAACGCAGCAACCGATGATAAATTGGGTGATATTAAAGCGTTGGCCGAAGTTATTCGCGGCGACGGTTTGACCGATGTTGACGAATTGATCTTTGGCGACTTAGCGTGGGATTTTTGGTTACAAGATGCAGCAGTTCAAAATGCATTGGACAACCGCCGCATTGAAGTTGGTGCAGTATCACCGGAACAACGCGGTAACGGTCAAGTTTATCAGGGCTTTATTTGGATCGGTAATTACAAATTCGCTATGTATACTTATCAAGCGCGATACACACACCCACAAACGGGCGTATCGACTAAGTACATGGACGAAGGAAAAGTTATCGTTCGATCTAGTTCGGGTCGTATGGATGCAACGTTTGGCGCTATTCCAAACATCGGCGCGTTGTTAGGTGTTCAAGGTGGTCAATTGTTACCTGAATTACCGGGCCGCATGAGTAGTTCGGAAGGTGGCATCGATTTGTTCACCAACGCTTGGCTAACAAACGACGGCGAACAATTAATGAGCGGCATTGGTGCGCGTCCATTAATGATTCCAACGGCTATAGATACTTATGGTTGTTTGACTACAGGTCTATAAACTCAAAAAGCCGGGGGATGATCCTTCGGCTTTTTTTTAACGTTTAAAATTAGGGAGAATTCAAATGCCTAGTAATGAAAATTTAAGAAAAGCCATTATTGATATTGATGAAAACGCCGATCTTGAAGGCGCAACAAATGCCGAAATGGTCGAAATATTAAAAGGTTTACGTTTACAACAATCAATCCTTGCGCTTGATGAAAATGCAGATATTGCAGAAAAGAGCATCGAAGAATTAACCGCGATGTTAGTTGAATTACAACCGGAAGATGCAGCGGCAAAAAATGCTGCAGAAGTAAAAGCCGTGGCAACGAAGAAAAAAGCCGAAGATGCTAAAAATGCCAAAAAATCACCGTTTACGATTGCGAAAGGTAAAGCGATCACGACTAAGCGTGGAATTTTAGGCGAAGGTGATGAAATCAAAATCAAAGATCTAGAAGGTGGTAAAGAAGCAATCGACTCGTTTGTTAAGTCTGGACATATAGACAAAAACTAAAATGAGTTTGCGAACCCTAGCCGAAAAAGACATGGGCGCTATCTTAGAAGATGGCGTTCGTGGTTTCGGCTACCCTATTACAGTTACCGACCCCGCCGGTACAATTGGAAACCTTACCGGGTTTTCAAACGATATAAGCCAATTAATTGATCCCGATACAGGTGTTGCCGTGAGCGGTCGCCTAGCAACCGTTGCGTTGCGTATTTCATCTTTAACTACTGCGGGATTGGGTTTGCCTAAAAACATTTCGAACAAGTCACAAAAGCCGTGGATCATTGAGTTTGATGATATAAACGGCAACCCTTATAAGTTTAAAGTAAAAGACGGCGATCCAGATCGTGCGATCGGTTTGGTTATCTGCATGCTTGAGTTATACGCATGACAATCCCAACGCTAATAGATAAACAGGACACGTTCGAAGCGGTGCGCGATCAACTTGCTGTAATTTTAGCGGCTGAAAGTGTAAACCAAGTAGCGCTCGCAACAACAGCAAGCAAACCCAACCCTGACGATTGGAAATTGCGCGTATTTACAGAACGCACGAACCCGTGGGCGGAATATGACGACGATCCCACCGATGTTTCCCCCATCGTCAACGTGTGGTTTGATAATTCGAATTTCGATCTTGGTGGTTCTAATGTAATGGAGCGCCAAAAATCCGAGGCGGTGTTTAACATTGATTGTTACGGCTACGCGAAAAGTCAAACCGACGGTGGCACGGGTCATTTACCCGGCGATCAACAGGCTGCGTTTGTTGTTCAACGATGTATTCGACTTGTTCGGAATATTTTAATGGCCGCGGAATATACTTATTTGAATTTACGCGGTATAGTTTCATCACGCTCGTTTAGATCTATAACGGTTTTTCAGCCGCAATTGGACGGGCAACAAATGCAACAAGTAATCGGTGCGCGTATGGCGTGTCGTGTTATGTTTAATGAATTTAGCCCACAAGTTGCCGAGGAAATACTCGAACTTGTGTCGATTGATATTAAGAGAGCCGAAAACGGGGAAATACTCGTCGAAGCTGATTATAGTTATCCGCTAACCTA